TCAAGCTGTGGGAAGCCAGCCGTCCAAGTCGCCGAAGTCGAGTTCCTTCGGCAACTCCAGGGGATCCCAATCGTCCCAGTACTCGGCCTCCAATAGCGATTCGACTATCGCTCGCGTATGCGCCGGCTTGAGGATCCGGACCACCAGGTAGAACACCTTCTGGTCGGCGACGACCCCGTCCCACGCGAACACCTTCACGACGAAGTGGGACCACTTGCCGGTCCCCTTGAACGGCTCTTCGACCTGCACCCCGTATCCAATGGCGGCGAGGCCGCCTATCATCCCGGGGATGGTCCCTCCCTTCCTCTTGATCTCGTGGGCCGCCAGGACGCGGGTGCCCAGGGATTCGTCGGTCTCCCCTTCGCCCCGAAAGATCTGCCGGGCCCGGGCGAGCTGATCGAGCCAGACGCCCGTGGCGGTGTCCACGAGCAGGAGAGGGATGATCTCCTCGAGCGTCGTGCGGCCCTCGCCGAGTTCCTCGCCCCAGACGTCGCAGAGGCGAGCCGCCAGAGACTGCGCCCGGTCCTTCCGCTTGAGGAAGTTGGGCAGGAGCCAGTAGAGATAGTCAGCCAGCTTCGCCACCGTATCCGCCGGTCTGCGGTCGCTACTCATCGCTGGCCGCCTCCATGACGAGCGTCACGTCCCCCAGCTCGGGCACCTGCTTCGCTGCGATGACGACGTTGTCCGCCGGAGCCGACAGTTCGACCGCGTAAACGCCGGGCACTCCCATGGCGACGGCCACGATCTGCGACACCATCACGTCCTTGCCCACGCCCAGCGGGATGATCGGCAACTCCGGGTCGTCGATGTCGCCGAAGAACACGGCAAGCCGCCGGCGGATCTCGGTGTCGATCACCGGCGGGTCGTACCCGGCCCGCGGGGTGACGCTGGCGGAGATGTCAATCACGACGGGCTTTGGGGCCAGCACCAGGGCATCAGCTGTGATGGGCCGGTTCTGGTCCACCACGGCCTGCACGGCCGCGACCAACGCCGGGTCGGGAAGCCCTGCCTCTCCCATGATGTAGACATCCACCGTCCCCTCGCCTCGCGGCAGCGTGTCGTCCACGAACGCGGATTTCACGCCCGGCACCGAGAGGGCCCAGGAGACGTAGGCCGCGGCCGTGCCGCCTTGGGACAGTTCCTCCCAGGCCAGGAAGGAGCGCTGGCGCAGAGCCGCGTCCGACTCCTCGTCCACGCCCACATTCGTGAGCCAGTCGGCTGGGTTCGTGACTGCGTCGATCCCGTTGATGAACGTCTTCATCTTCGTGACGGAACCCGGGCCGACGTTGTACGCGGAGCCCGCCGCTTCCGCGATGACGGGGACATCAACGGAGGTCTGGCCGGCCTGAAGCACGGCCGCCTGGGTCGTGAAGTAGCGGTACTCCGCGCCGCTCTGATCCTTCGGCGTCGTGACGATGGAATCCTTCGGGATCGGGATGTTCGTATTCTTCGCCAGCTTCCGTGAGTAGACAACCAGACCCTCGGCCTTGACGGCCGGCTTTCTTGTCAGCCCGTACTCCTTGGCCTTGCGGTCCAGCCAGAAGCCGGTCGCTGTGTCGAGGAACCCCTGCTTGAGCATCTCCGCGGCGTAGGCGTACAGCTCGGCCACGACTTCGGAGAATGCCTCGGTGAGCGTGCGGATCACGCTGCCGACGTTAAAGTTCGTGAGCGCGGTGCGGTCGCCGATTGCGGTCAGCAGGGAAGCGATGACTTCGGGGTAGGTCTTGATCTTCATGGAGTGCCTCCCTCCAAGTCCTGGGGTCCCGCGTTGGCCCGCCATACCATGGAGAGCGGGCTTGTCCAGCCGTCTGCGATGGGCATGAATGTCACCCGGAACTCCGCGTCCCGTTGTCCCTTCCCGACGAACTCCACCTCGATGGTGTCGGGCTCGATGCGGGGGCCGACGGAGCCGTCGTAGGTGAGCGCGTCGGTGATGGCCCGCACGACCAGGCTCTGGAAGTCGGGGCGATCCTCCTCCCCGAAGAGCCGCGGCAGCCCGGCTCCATACGCCGGGTGCGAGAAGAGATCCCCGGGCAGCGTATCGAGGAGGTTGCGCACGTCCTGGAGCAGGCAGGTGCGGCCGTCCGGGGTCACGACCAGGTCGCCGGCGGAGCTGACCGCCAGGTCGCCGGACGCGTCGAGAAGCAGGTCGATGCCGAGATTCTCGTTCGCCATGGTCATCCCCCCAGCAGCGCGACTACGGGTCCGAACTGTGCGGTGCCCCCGAGGAGGCAGACGCCCGCGACGTAGGCCTCGTCGCCCCAGGGGGGAGCGTCGGCGGCGCTGCGCACGGCTTCCACCAGGGCAGGAGTGCTGTCAGCCTCGATGTGCAGGACGTACAGTCCCTGAGCTTCGATGAGAGCCTGGATCTCGTCCAGCGTTCCCTGGATCTCGTCGCCCACGTTCTGGAGCGCCGCGGCCTTCGCGGAGACGGCGGCAGCGAGGTCCTGTAGCACCTTGCCGTACGATTCCCCGACTGCCAGAATATCGACGACGCGCTGGAGCGTCCGGCCCAGCTTCTCGAACGGCGGCAGCGCCCGCCCGAGCTTCACGGTGCGCCAGTCCGGAGGCGTCGAGAGTCCCTGTTCCACCGCGGTGGGATAGTCGAGGATGTGCTCCTCCTGCTCGATCTCGAGGGCCGGGATCCCGAAGAGCTTCCCGATGGACCGCAGAGGACCGATGACCTGGGACGGATCCTCGCCGCCCACGACGAACAGCAGAGCCGAGACCGAAGCCCCAATGCCGATGCCCCCTCCGAACTGCGGCCGGTCCGCATCCCCCGGGTCGTCAAAGGAGGCCTCGAAGCGGTCGAGGAATCCATCCAGCCCGTCCGGCCGTCCGCCCACGAAGAGCGGCCCCTTGTCCACGTACAGATAGATCCCGGAGGCCAGAACCGCCACGATGAGGTCCACGAGTTCCTGGATGAGCTGGATGAGCGCACCGACCGCGTCGTTCAACGGATCGACGATCATGCCGGCGAGCTGCGCCAGCACTTCCATGAGGCCGGACAAGACGTCCAACAGGGAACCCAGGATGCCAGCGGCCTGCTGGGCTGCCTCCAGCGCCTGCGGCACGCCGGGGATCATCGGGAGGGTGAACGGCTTCCACGCGCTCATGGGCGGGCTTCCGGAGGCTTGCCAGCGGCGGCTCGAACCACGTCCGCCATGCGGCCCAGCGCTGCAACCTGCGCCTGCACGAGCTGCGGCGTGACTGCCTGCAGGCGAACCTTCACATCAGCCAGACGCTGTGCGAGTTTCTCGAACTGGGGGCGGGTCCAGGTGGCGTTCATGTCAACAACCCCGGCGCTCCCGGATTGTTTTGCGTCGCCTGGTTTCCGACGACGTCGGAAGTCACAGTCCCGATCTCAGCGTTCGCCGCGACGTGGGCCATGGTCGGTGCGAGGATCGCGGCCACGGCCTGACCGAGCTTCTCCCAGTTGCCCCGGATCATCTCCTTGTCCTCGTTGCTCATCTCTTCGGGTAGCGGGAACAGATCCTCCATCCGGGCCTTGAACGCTTCCGCCATGGCGGCTTTCGTGCCTGTCTGGTTGTCGATCAGAGCCATGCTTCCCCCTACACCTGTGAGATGAAGACCTTGCCCGACAGCAACGTGCCCATCGCCGAGTCGGCAGGAGCAAGAGCAGCTGCCACGGCCGGGTTGGGGGCGATGGGTGCGCCGAGGTTGCCGATGCCCAGGGGCACGGTCTTCAGTACTGTCAGGATCGTGTTGAGAACGATCTGGAGCGGCAGCCCGCACGGAGCCGGCTGTCCCGTGGCCCCGAGTCCCCCGAGTTGCACGGGCCCGGACGCGGCCGAGCCAATGTTGATGAAGAGCGGCGGGGTCAGGACGTTGGCCCCGATGTCCACCTGCCCGCCCATGGCGTCGAGCGCCAGGTTGCCGAGGTTCACGAGCACCGAGTACGCCGGGTTCGGCGGGGTCGGTGCGATGCCCGGGGTTGCGGCCACCAGGATCTGGTACGCGCCGCCTACGACTTCCTTCTTCGAGAAAGTGACGGCTACGGTCACGCCGCCGGCGACCTGCTGCGAGACGCCCCCGCTCACGGACTGTTTCAGCCCGCCGCCCACCTTCTGCCGGAGATCTCCGCGGGTCTCCTCGACCAGGGAGCCTGCGTCGATGCGGGCTTCCCCCTCGACGGCCAGACCCAGGGAGGCGGCACTCGTCTGCTGGTGCCCCGCGACCTTTACGTCCTGGTTGCCCACGATGCTGCGGACCTCGTCGCCGACCACTTTCTCCTGTCGCTTCTCCAGGGTCACGAGCTTCACCGAGCCGGCCGACAGCACGATCTCGTTGCTGCCGGGTTTCAACTCCACCTTCTGCCCCTGCTTGCCGCGGATGGCGATGGTGCCCGTCGTGAACCCCGCCGGCGAGGCGTTGCGGAAGAAGATGGGGGACTCGACGTAGGGCTGCGTGATGTCGCCGTCGTGGAAGGAGACGGTCACCTCCGCATTGACCTCGGGCAACGCCCAGATGCCATAACCGTCCTGAGCGAACAGCGACGCGACCGGCACCTTCGGGAGCGCCAGTCCCGGCTCGTCCAGCTCTTCGTTCCCGCCGACCACGACGTCCACGCGGTAGTTCTCTTCGTCGACCGCAACGACCTTCCCGAGGAGCGACGGCCGAAAGTAGCGGCGCAGGTCGGGGTGCAGCCCCTCGACGAGTTTCTTCAACACCGCGGCGAGGTCGGAGCGGGAGTTCATGGGACCTCCCGGAGACAGAGCATCGTCCGGAGCCCAGTGCCGGCTACGCCGGCGGTGTGCCGCACCTGCTCAACGAAGTACCGACGGGACGCCCCATCCCGCTCCCCGACTTCGACGACCTGGGAATGCCAGAGCGGGGCACCCATGACGGTCAGGAGCCGGCGATTGCCGGGCAGCGGCTCCCAGGCCAGCACGTCTTCGCCATGCGTGAAGAGCGTCTCAGCCTCCTGCGCCACGCCCACCGGCTGCCAGTGAAACCCGCCCTCCGGGTCAGCCCAGAACGCCCGGCCGAGCCCCAGCCGCCGGTCGAGCCACTCCAGCGCGGACACGACCGTGTCGTTGTGCAGGGGCAGCTTGTCGATGACCTGGTCGCACGGAGCGAGGTCGAGCGAGGAGAAGCCAAGGTCGGCAACCAGGTGGTTCACGACAGCATCGGCCGTTTCCTCCTGGTATGTCCGGGTCACCCGGGTGTCGGCGAGCGCCCGGCAGCGGCAGAGCGCCAACAGATCTAATGTTTCGCGCACGTGCGCGAGGCGCACCGTCCCGTCGAACAACGGCTGCAACTCTGCACCGCGGTATCCCCAGCGCAGCACCAGGGGGTCGCCGTCCTGCGCCCCCTCGTCCCACTCGAACCGCACGTTCGACAGCACCAGGTGGGCGGTAGCGACGGGCTGCCCGCGGGCCGCGGTCACCTCCATCCTCCCGACGCTCGCCATGCGAGTGCGGTCGCCGATGGTCACTTCGATTTCGGGGGCCAGCCAGCTCATTCGGGCAGCCCTCCCATCGCGTCGGCCTTGCCCTGCCGGAACGCTGCGGCCAGCCGGCTTTCCTCGCCGGCCTCTTCGTCATGGGCGTCGGATGCGGCCGTGTCGTCAATTCCCACGGCCTCGTTGACTGCCTGGACGGCCGCCTGCTTCTGGACCTGCTCCTTGGCCCGGCGCTCGACCTGCCGGGCCACGGGTTCGAACTCGACCAGCGTGATGGCCACCTCCAGCGCAGTGTCCCCGGAGACATCGCTGACCTCCAGCCCCTTGAACAGCACCGTCTTGATGCCGCAGGCATCGGTGAGCCGGGACTGGATGGAGAAGATGGTGGGCACACCGCGGGGCGCGGCGCTCGGCTTCGTGCCGGCGTCGCCGACCGGGTCGGAACGGTCACGGAACGCAGCCTGCAGCTCCTTGAGTTGGTCGACCGCGGACTGCACGACCGTGCCGCCGCGATCCTCCCGGTCAACCAGGGTGAGGATGATCCCTACCTCCGTGTCCTCGTAGCCCACCGCCTGCTTGACCTTGCCGGAGCGGCCCGGGACATCGACCTCGTCGATCTTGACTTCCTGCTTCACGGACATCTGCTGGTGGGGCACGGGGAAGGAGAACAGGATGTTGGCGATGTCGGGCGTACCGTCGGCCTTGACTGCGCCCAGCGTCACGACCTGGAAGCCGTCGTTCCTGGTCTCAGGCATCGCTCACCCCCAGGCGCAGGGCCGCGCGGGCGAAGATGTCGGTGAGCCGGGTCTCCAGGTCGTCGAGGCCGGAGGCGCCGTTCACGGTGATGGCAAAGGCTCCCCGCTGGAACACGACCGACGGGCCGGCCGACCGAACGGTCTCCCGTGGGGGGGGCGACATTGATGTCGCACCCTGATGGAGGACCTCCAGGGGCGGGATCCGGGGCGCCTCAAGGGAGACGCCGGCCAGTGCGTCCGAGACAGCCCGCGCCGGAGCCGCAGCTCCGCGCTCGATGCCAGAGGCAAAGGTCGGCAGCACGGCTGCGCCCGAGGCAGTCAGATTCGACAGCGGTCCCTTCCTGGCATCCGAGAACGGCAGCAGCTCCCGGAGTCCTTCGAGCAGACCGGACAGCGCCTCGATGGGGACGCGGGCCGCGGAGGTGATCCCCTCGGAAAACGTCGTGACGAAGGCCGACCCCGAAGCCGTGAGCTGCGAGAGCGGCCCCGCCTTCGCATCGGAGAACGGCAGCAGGTCGCGCAGGCCGGTGAGGAGGTCGGAGACGCCCGACACCAGCCCGCCCCAGGCCGCTTTGATCCCCTCCCACAGCGCGTTGACGAGCGCCTTGCCGGCATCGAGGAAGATGTCCGTGAGGCCCGTGAGCCAGCTCATCCAGCCCGTGAACAGGTTCTTGAGGTTCTCCCAGACCGCGCCGAACGTGCTCTTGATGGTTTCCCAGGCGCCGGACCAGTCGCCAGTCAACGCTTGGAGCGCGGCCTTGAACAGCCCCGAAATCAAGTTCCAGACCAGGAGGATGGACTCGTAGATGCCGTTCCAGATGGTGACGACGGTCAGCTTGATCGCGTCCCACACGGCGAACGTCACAATCTTGATGGCCTCCCAGGCGGTCTGGAACATCGCCTTGAACACCGCGATGCCGGGGCCGAGCACGAGCATCACCCCGTCCCAGGCCCCGAGGATGACCTGCTTGAGGAGCGGCCAGATCTCCTGCGTGTACGCGGCGATGGTTCGCCAGGCCTTGGTCAGCATCCCGACCAGATACCCCACTCCATAGGCAATCGGGGTGGCAACCGCGTACCAAGCAACCTTGAGGTACTCCCACGCAGTGGCCAGGATCCCGGTCGAATCCGCCATGTCCTCGGAGCCAGATGAAAAATACATCACGAGCGCGGTGATGCCGGTGACCAGCGCTCCGACCGCCAGCAGCACGCCGCCCGTCGAGACGTTGACCATGGACATCGCAGCCATGACCTTCCCGCCCATGACGAGCGCGGCGCCGCCAATGATGGCGACCGCGGCCGAGACGGCACCGAGCACCACCACCAGCTTCGACAGAAACGGGTGCGCCTCGGCAAACGCGCTGATCCGGTCGGCCAGCCAGGTGAACGAATCGGCCAGTCCCGTGATGATCGGGAGTAGTGCGTTGCCCATCGTCTCCAGCAGCACCGTGGCATTCGCCTTGGCCCGGTCGAAAGCCGCGGACGCGGAGGAGTTCACCTTCTGGAACGCTTCGTCGGTGGCACCGGCGGAGGTGCCCATCTGTGCAAGGATCGCGTTGAACGACCCGGCCTGGTTGCCGGTCAGGGCCAGCACGCCCGAGAGCGCCTCAACGGACCCGAAGAGCTTGGCCATCACCGCCTGGTCGCCGCCCGTTTTCTCCTTGACCGAGGTGAGCCAGTTGGCCAGCCCCATGCTCTGGATCGCGGCGGTGTCGAACTGGATCCCCAGGTCCTTGGCGACCTTGAGCGCCTCGGAGCTCGGCTTGATGACCGCGTTGAGGGTGCCGCGCAGCGACGTTACCGCTTCCGCGGTGTTGAGGCCGCCGAGGGTCAGCGCGGACGTTGCGGCCAGGAGTTCGTCGAGGCCGACGCCCGCGGACGCGGCGAGCGGCGTCACCTTTCCCAGGTTGGCCGACAGCTCCCCGATGGTCGTCTTGCCCTGCTTCATCGCGACGAACATGTAGTCGGAGACTTGGCCCACGCCCTGGGCCTTGATGCCGTAGGAGTTCATGATGGAGGTCAGGCCGTCGATGGAGCCGCCGAGCTCCGCGAGGCCGCCGCGGGATAGCTTCATGGCCCCTTCGAGCAGCACGGCCGCGTCCTTGGCATCGGTGAAACCTGCGGACAGGGTGGTGTACATTGCCTTGGCGGTGTCGACCGGCATGACCCCGAACTCTTTCGACAGACTCTGCACCTGGCTCGACATCGCGTTCATGTCCACCGTGGAGGTGTCGACCAGGGTGGAGACCTCGGCCATCGCGGTGTTGAACTTGGTCGCCGCGGCGACCCCGACTCCCAGCCCGGCTGCGATGACGCCGCCCGCAATCATGGCGCTCGTGCCCATGCCGGATAGCTTGTTGGAAGCCTTGTCGATGGCCCCGGTATTGATGTCGGCCGGCGACAGCTTGTTGTTGATGGAGAGGGCGGTGGCCTCAGCCGTCTTGCGAAATGCCGCCAGGGAGCTTTCGGCCTTGACGAGCGCACCGGACAGGGCGTTGTGCCCCTGCACCAGCACTCCGATGGTATGGCTCGTCCCGGCCTGCACGGCTCACCTCACGTTCGTTCACCGCCGCTTGCCCTTCCTGCCCAGGGACGACGCGGCCTTGGCCTCCTGCTCCTTGACCCAGAGCGCGGCACCCGCCACCTCCGCGAAATCGTCGGCCACGAGGTCGTCGACTCTCTCGAAGTCGTACCCGGGGAACGTGTGGCAGATCAGCGCCCGCATCTGTTTGTACCCATCCGAGCGGCAGGCAGACCGCTCGGCCTCTACCAGTTTTTTTGGGACGCCCCCTGCGAGAACCCCAGCCCCTTCTGGATCTGCGCGGCCAGGGTCACGATCAACCCCGGGTCCCAGGTCGTCTGCATCTCCTCGTAGTCGGGCTTGGGATGGACGAGGAACTTCTGCACCAGCACCTCGTTCGCGTCCGCCTCGTTCTTCACGGTCCCGAGCAGCTTCTTGTACTCGGACCAGGAGGCCTTCCGGGCGAGGAAGATCTCCCCCTCCCGGTCGGGCACCACGATCTGGAAGAGCCGGAGCCCGGGCTGTTCGGCCCGCAACTTCTCAACAACGTCCCGCACCTGGTCCTCCGTTGCCGGAGTCTTAGCCTTCTCGGTCATCTTGCCCTCCCTGTCTACGGCGTCGCGGCAATGCCGATGACGTCGTCGAGTTTCACCACCCCGGACCCGAGCGCGACCCCGAGCAGCAGGATCCCCACCATGCGCAGCCAGCGCAGGGTCCGGTCGTGCCGGACCGCGCTCGCCATGAGCGTGGTGACCGCCTGCTCCAGGGTCCCGACCCGAGTGGTCAGGGCATCGATCTTGTCTCCCAGCAGCTTGACGTCTTCCTGCGACATGGCAGCCTCCTACACCAGCCCTTCTGCGTCCATCGCAATGCCGGACAGCTTCCGGCCGACCGACTCGTCGTCGACTGCGAACCCGCCTTCCACGTCCGTGAACTCGAACCCCAGGAAGCGGATGATCCGCTGCAGGTTGTTCTTCACGGGGTACACGACGAGGACGGTGCAGTTGCGCAGGTCGAGCAGGTCGGAGAACTCCTGCTCCCCGACCTTGAAGGTCTTGAGCTGCGTCTCGCTGGACCGGGGGGAGTTCACGGCCTCCTCGAGGACTGCCTTGTTGAGCTCCTTGACCTCGAAGTCGACTTCGTACTCCTTCGGCCCACGGCCCATGGCGTGGGGCTTCCGGTAGCCCGCACCACGGATCACGCTCTTGGCCTGAGTCGCCTTCCACGAGAGGTTCTGGAGGGCCATGACCTTGATTCCGTCGACCAGGAGCGAGATCTCCTCGCCCGACGCGCCCTGGATGTATCCTTCCTGTGCCATGTCACCACCCTCCTACTTGAGGTAGACCGTCGTGTAGATCATCTCCATGGCCCGCCGCGGCTGGATGCCCAGCGACACGTACACGTCGCCGAGCAGCCGATCCTGCGCGGTGGAAACCGCGGTCAGGTCGAACGCGTCGATCTGGCCGTTGTCCCGCATCGATTCCAGGGGCCGGGACATGGCGGACTCGAGGCGCCGCAGGCCTTCGCCCGCGGTGTCGTTCTCCTCGCCCACATAGGGCTGGGCGGCTTCCCGGGCAGCCTTGGCCCCGTAATACACGGCCCGCAGGTCGTTGACCCGGGAGTAGTCGGAACCGGGGGCCGCGGCCGTGAGGCTGTGCGCGATGATGAAGCCCCGCCCCGGCTTGAACCGCAAGCAGTTCACGCGGGCCTGGATGAGGGACTCGAGGTGCGCCTGCCCGAACTCCGGCACGAGCCGGAGCGCGTTGCGGACCGGCTTGTTGATGAGGGACTTCTGTACCTCGAGCCGGGCCATGGTGCCGCCGCACGCGGAGGTCACGGACCGGATGTACTCGAGGCCGTCGGAGCCGAGGAACCGGGAACCGCCTGCGAAGACGACCGCGTTGCGGTCCGCGACGAGCGAGGCCATCGCGACGATCCCGTCCACATAGGCCTGGAGGTCCTCCAGGTACGCGGCGCTGCCGACCTCGGCGGTCGATTCGAAGTCCGGGCACTCCAGGATGGCGAACCGCTCGGCCTGGTGCTTCTCGAACATCTCCGCACAGTGGACCAGGATCGCGTTCCAGAGCGCGGTGGTGACCGCGCCGACTGCGTGGATCCAGGCCGTGTCGATCCGGCTCGTCGTCGCATCGAGACCCGCCAGGTAGTCCGCGTTGGTGAGGTCGCCGCCGTCCGCTCCGTCGGTAAACGGGGCGTACTGCGTGGGAGCCGGAGGACCGCCCGGGCTGGCCGCGGAGGGGGCGAGCAAGAGCGGCTCGTCCACATGCAACTCCGCCAGGTACGTCCCGTCGTCATTCACCGCGTCGGCCACGGCCTGCGTCACCGCGTCGAACGCTGCGGTCCCCTGGTACTGGTACACCGCCCACGGCGTGACGTTGCGGTCCTGGACGGTAAGCGTGGTGGCGACCTGCGCCTCGTGCACATACTCCCCAAGCCCGTACACGTTGTGCATGACCGTCTTGGTTTCGACCTCTTCGGCCGTCGGATCCGGGTCGGCTTCCCAGTCGATGCGCAGCCGGGTCACGCGGTCCACCGGGTCGGCCGCAGTGCGGAACGCCACCAGGACGTCGCCGGTCGCGAGGTCAACAGCGATGCCTTCCGGGAAGTCGGGGCCGGCCCACGCGGCGAAGTCCAGCTCGCCGATGAGCTCGGGCAGGACGTCGTTGCTCTCGTCCAATGCGTAGATCTTCTTGGCCGTCCGGTCGAGCACCAGTGCGGTCCGCTTCGGCTCCTCCCCCCGCCACAGGGCGTTGAAGTCGTAGGAGTGGACCACGGACGACACGGCCGGGTTGGCGATGCCACAGTCCGCATACGCCAGCGAGTAGGCCAGCACCGCGGTGCCCGGCTGCGGGATCTCGAAGAACAGGAGATGCTTGTCGGTCGTGATCTCGATGAACGTGCCCGGGCCGCCCATCGGGACCGAGACGATGCCGGTGACCGTGTCGCCCGGCGGGATCTTGCCGTTGAAGTCGAGCGTGTCGGCCGGCACGAGCTGCTCTTCGCTGTCGTAGTGCCAGGCCATCGGGTGGCTGGCGGGAGCGGGACCGACGCCCAGGATCCAGAATCCCGGCTTGCCGCTCGTCGCGAACGGGAGCGCCTGGACGCCGATGCCCACGACTGACGCAATCGTCTGCGCTAGCTCGACCTCCCGCACCTTGACCATCTGCTCGTCATAGAACGCCGCCTTGTGCGGGTTGCCGGAGACGACGATGCCCACCCCGGTCTTGACGTTTTCGAACTGGTGCATCACCGAGACGTAGTGGTTGTTGCCGGACGCACCGTAGTCCCCCTTGAGCTTCAAGGTGTCCGTGCCCGCGGCGTCCTTGAGCGGGAGTGCGGCCTGGACCGGCTGGCCGATGCGCACCGCGTGGATGCGGGAGGATCCGGCATCGAACGCTTCCTCCAGCGCCTGGAGCAGCGGGCCGCCCTTGAAGACGGTCTTGGCCTGCTTCTTCGCATCCGGGCCGGCCAGCGTGTAGACCCGTCCGGGCGTGCCGCCCAGCGCCGCACCGATCTTCGCCTCGACGTTGGCCAGCGACGCGGGGATGACGCCGAGATGCCCGTCCTCGTAGGTGGTGTACGCGTCCGGGATGATCTTCTTCTGCACCATGGTCACACCTCACGCGCGGGGCGGGAGAGCCAGGCGTCCCGCAGTCGGACGAACTCAACCCTGGTCACCCGCGTCTCGTCGGTCCAGCGGTACGCGGCCTTGAGCGCAGCCAGCACCGCGCGGGGAGTGCCCGTGGCCGCGGCCAGGGAGTCCACCAGGGCCGGCTGCGCGGCCCGTTGCCGGCCGTACCCGGGATGCAACGGCTTCACGGCCGGAGCCTGTTCGACCTTCCCCTTGGCCTTCTCGGGAGCAGCTGGCACCCCGTTCTTGTCGTTCTCGCTCATGACTGTCCCTCGTCTTCAACGTGGATGTGTTCCATCACGTGCTCGACCACTCGCTCGACCGGCACCAGGCGGATCACCCGCACCGTCAGCGCTCCCCGGTACAAGAACGGTTCGCCGGTAGTGTCCGGCGGCACCGGCTGCCGGCCGTCCAGGCGCAGTGCCTCGAGCGAAAACGTCTCGGCCGGATTCGCCTCGGTGTCGGTCAGCACGACGGGCGCGGGATCCGACTGGGTCGCCAGGATGGCCCGCTCCACGTGGTCGAGCAGTGCGTCCGCCGTCTCCTGGCCCGGAGCGTCCTTGCCCGCCGGGGCGCTCACCGTCAGCCGGTAGGTTGTCTCCTCCCGGTGCATGCGCCCGGACGCGGTGACCCAGCCGGAACCGGGATCCCGGACCGTGAAGTCCTTCTTGCCGCAGCCGACCGGCGAGGCTGCGTGCAGCAGCTCGGCAACGACACACGCCGGGTACCGGTACTGCGTGTTCGCCAGGCCGTCGGCATAGACGTGCAGCGTCGGCACCTGCGTCGCCACCCACAGTCCCAGCGCTCGTTTCAGGGAGCCGCTCATCTTGCCCCCTTGTCGAACCTGGCGATGGCCCTGCCAATGGCCTCTCCGAAGATCTTGTCCGCCTGCTTCTTGCCCTCCAGGAAGGCGGGTTCCAGGAAGGGCTGCGCCGGCATGTTCCGCGTCCCGTACTCAACATAGGGGGCATACGCGGTGTTGGTGACCACGTACCCTGCGGCCCAGGACTCGATGACCGGCGTGATGGAGGCCCGCAGCTTCCCGGTGTCCACGGGGCAGTTCTTCTTCGCCACCCCTTCGACGAGCAGCACCAGGTCGCGCACCGCCTTGCCCAGCTCCTCGGCCACGATGGACGGCATCTCCTTGAGCGCTCGCTGCAACCGCTCGATACGGCGCAGGTCCACGGAGATCATGGCGAGCCGGTTGCGCCTACCCATTGCGTCGCTCCCTCGTCAGGTGGAGATCCAGATGCGTCACCGCGCCGAAGAAGTTGTGCGGCTTGACCGCTGTCACCCGGTAGCGGGTGTCGCCGATGGTCAGGAAGTCCGACTCCTTCACCCCGGAATCCGGGAGCGCACAGGCCACCGCATCCGCGCCGATTTCCGTCAGATCCTTGGGCGGGAGGTCCTGCATCTCAATCGGGATGTTGCCCAGCACCGCCTCGCTCGCCTCGTGCGGACCGTAGAAGGAGTCCTGCCCTGACTGCGTGGGTCGCGATAGCGTGCCGGTCACGCCCGACTGCTCGATGAGCCAGCGGACTTCTCTGACGGCCTGGGCTGGGTACGCGGCCTTCACGGCGTCTTCCCCTCCTGCTTCCAGAGCGCCAGCGGGGCACAAACGATGCCGCTCTTGCCGGTCTTCTCGTCCTGAACGCCGATGCACCGGAACTCCGCCATCGTCCCCTCGGCCCCACAGCCGGCGAACACCCCGCCGCTGAAGGAAACGTTCTGGTTCCAGTCCACCGAGAAGGCCGGCGCCACCGTCACCATGCGGCAACCCTGGAAACAGTCCGTGGACGCGGCCACGACCGCAGCCTGCGAGTCGATGACAAACTGTCGCGTCACCGTGGTGCCGCATGCAGGCAGCACGAGCGCCAGCAGCAGGATCGCCAGCGCCAGCGGCCCCGGCCCCTTCGGCCGGTTCTGCTGGACGACGCGCAGGAGATCCCCGAGCAGGTTCCCCTTGGCTCCGCCGGCGAGCGCGCCGAGGCCCAGCAACGCGCTGGTGTCCCCCTTGGCCGCCAGAACGATGCCCGCCACCGCGACGGCGAGCTGCACGACGGTGGTCACCATGTCCCACTTCCCGTAGTTGAACGGATCCAGCCTTGACTTCTTGGTCATTGGCGTTCCCCCCTGTGTCCTCTGCTCTCGTAGATCATCGGTCGTACATCCAGCCGCAGCAGCGCGTCGTCTGCCGGCGGGTTGATGCGTTTCACCCGTTCCGCATACTCGGCTGCCAAGTCGTTCTCGAGGCTGGCCCAGTTGGCCGCCTCTTTCGAGCGATCCATGCTCTTGTCCGCGGACGAGAAACTCACCCGGTTGGCTGCCTGCGCCCGCAGGAACCGGCACACGAACACCCTGGTGCGCAGCGCCCACAGCTCCCGATGCTCCCCGGACATTGCGGGGGTGACCTCGTCGCCGGCAAGCTCGTAGAGCACGCCAAGGTCCGCTGCGACCAGGGGCAGGGTGCGCTCCGCTGCCCGGTGGACGTATTCCGCCGGAGCCAGAGCGTTGCCCTCGTCGTCCTTGAACTCCGCCAGGAGGTCGGTCACCAGTGCGTCCAGCATCAGGTCGTCTCCTCCGGTGTGAGTTCAGCCGCCGGTTCCGGCAACGGGGCCGGCCCCTTCTTCTTGCTGCCGCGGCCGTTCGGACGGTCCGGGGAGCCGGGTGCCTCGGGGTACCCCAACGTCAAGAGCCCGTGTCGCTCCGCCTCCTTGAGCGGTCCGGTCACTCGTTCCACCTGTACCTGGCCGCGCGGCGGCACTTTCAGCGTCAGCCCCTCTCCCGCACCGTCCGGCACGACCAGGTGCATGGCGAGGTTGTTTGTGACGGTCAGCATCGCTCACCTCTCGACAGGGGCGGGCCCGGAGGTTCCGGACCCGCCCCGTTCACTCCAGCCGGTCCTACGCGAACACCAGGTCCGCCACGTTGCGGCAGGCCACGAAGCCCGAGCCCTGCGTCGCGCCGCCGACCACGCTGACCGTGCCCACCTGGGCGTAGGTCACCTCGAGGTCGAACTGCCCGGTCGCCCCGTCGGTCTCGACGATCATGTCCGGCGAGCCGGACCCCGCGAGCACCGTCCCCTTGCCCGCGGCCTTGAGCGCCATGGTGGCCCCCTCGGTGCAGGTCAGGCGGATCCGCTCGACTCCGGCCAGGTTCTCGTCCAGCGCGTTCTGGAGTTGGAGCGTGACCTGGATCTTGTTGGCGGCCTCCTCTCCGGGGGTGCCCCAGGTCACCTTGGCGAACTGGTTCGCGAACCCCGTGCCCATCTCATCCTGGCTCAGCGTCTTGACCGGCTTCACTGCGTCTGCGATTCCCATCTTCTCACCTCTCCGTTGCTATGGGTTGAACGACACTTCGGCTGCGGCCCGGCAGTCGAGCAATGGACTCGCCTGCGTGGGACCGGCAGCCACCGAAACCGCAATTGCCTCCTTGCACGACACGGTCAGTTCGAGCACCCCGTCAGCGTCCGTGCGGGCGATAAGGTCGCTCGTGCCGTCCCCGGACAGCGCCGTGCCGTGCGCCCCGACTGCCAGGGTGGCTTTCTCGTCACAGGTCAGCCGCAGCACATGCTCGGCCGCGACGGGATCCCCGTTCAGGTCAGCGAGCTGCAGCGGCAGCGTCTGCTTGCCCGGCTCCACCGCCACCGGATCGCCCCACGTCACGACGACGAGCCGCGCCAGGAGCGCTGCCCCCAACATCTCCGGCGTGACCGTGCCGGGCGGAATGTCGCCGCCCAGCGGGATCTCTGGGTCCAGCCGGTCCTGCGGGATGCTGCCCGGCTTGATGAACTTCCCGTCGAGGCGGCTCATGACGCCCTCCGCACGAAGACGAGCCGGTCACCGGCTTTCAGCTCCACCTCGGGATCGAGCCACTCGAGGACGTTGGTCGCCGGGTCCACGGTGAAATCCGTGCCGAAGGCCTGCACCAGGCCGCCCACCGTGACGTGCACCGAGTCCGGCCCTGGCCACGCGAACGGCAGGGCGAATTCCGTCTGCCCGTCTTCCTCGACGACGACGACGTCCGCGGCCGCTTGCGAGATCACCTCGAGGTGGCCCGCCTGGATGGCTGCGGCCAGCGCCGAGCTAATGGAGTCCACGGTCTTCTGCTCGCCGACGGCGAACATCAGCCCTGCGCCGGGCACGTCGAGCACCGAAGCGAGCTTGTTTTTCACCACGACCGGCATGACGTGCCCTCCGCTATGCGGTGATGGTGACCTTGGCCAGGAGGTCGGGCCGGGTGATCCCCTGCGCCACCTCCATCCATGCCAGCCAGCCCACCTTGAACCGCTTCGGCTCGTTGATGTTGTCCGTGGTCAGCGCCTGGCGCAGCGCGAACTTCCCGACCTCTTCCTCGGGCACCAGAATCACCTGGTCCATGGGCATGGCGCTGGTCGCGATGATCTCCGCGCCGTTGTAGATCTTGAAGATCCCCTTGAGCTGCATCTCCCGCAGGGTCTGGGGGTCGAGGCCCCACCCGCGCATGTCGTTGGCCCGGGCCCC